CGAGTCCACCAGTTTAAAGCACTATTCGCAAGCTTATCTCATAGCTTTTAGAGTTTTAACGACCCACCAATCATTGATACCTATGTTATCAGATGCGGTATAACTTCCAAAAGATTGTGCTAGCTCACTAGATTCATATAATGTTCCTAGTTCATCAAAGAATCCTGGGATGGCTAATCCGAGCTTATAATCATCCCCTTTTACACAGAATTTTAAGAACTCGTCTCGCATAGGATGCCACTTTACATTTTCAATTATAGATAGAGCACGTATTACTTCCATTTTTGCGCTCCATTCATCCGGATCATGTAAACGTTCATAGCCCATTAACTTACCTAGAGCTCTGTAAGTAGAATAGACCCCCCGTGTGATGCCATCTATCTTGTAGTTCTCTGAATACCACCGTCTAAGATAGACAGCCTCAGATGTAGACACCATTTGCTTGGATTCATTCATCTCTTGACCATGTGCAGTATAAGATGACATAACTGCATCCACATCTATTCCTGGAAAACTAAGACACCCGTCATCTCCTAAGCACATTGAATTAGGATTTAACGTTGAGTGAGACCGCAGAGCACACTCGTATTGTAGAGCTTTATGAGACACCGTCTCATCTGCATTAGTTCCGCCAGAGCCGGAACCCATACCGTGATCTCCTATGATCATAGTCTCCGTATCAAGTATTAGAGGTATCATATACTTGACCGGGAAAATCTCCCAAAACCATACCTCCTTCATTGGATCGTTACACAATTCCCAGAGTATCTTAGATGCTGCATCTTGCATATCTAAGTTGAAGTGTTGGTCGAATTTCGTGAAGTCAGTGCAAATAATTGCATCATCTTTTCCCTTAGATGAAAATAGCTCAGTCATTGATTTATCAACAAACTCATTCCCATTCCAGGCTGGTACTAAGTTTGATGCCTGAGCTGCAGCTATTAATGGTTGATAGAATGACAACTCTCGTATAGAAAGTGCCATTGGAAACATCCAGATTACGCGCTGCTTAACGTCATCAGGTTCAAGTCCACCTTCCTGTCCTCGCCAGCCTAGGATTGCCGCTGGTCCGAACTCGCGATTTGGCACCTTTGGTAGACTAATCGCAAATTCCTCGCGAGATCTGCGCTTAGTATAAAAGTGTGGAAATCCAAATTGCTTCATGGCTTGAGATTTCTTCCCCATCGTAGGTACCCCGGCAGATGTAGACTTCTTCATAGCATCCCAGGTTGTAGGAAGACTCCTGATCCTAAGTCCGCCACACTTAGGAGCCCATTCCTTCAAAACTGCGTCTATAGCATCATCAGAAATTGGCCTTGATTGCAGGTGAATACAATCGTAATACGCCGTTATATCATCCATTCTCTCAGACAGAGGCTTTTGAATGCTTAACGACCCGACCTTTCCGCGTAGGTCGTTCTCAAATTCCAAAAGTCCTTCCATTCCTGAGAGACCAGGTTCGAGGATCTTTTGCCAAGCGTTAAGAACCTTCTCCCTGGGCGCCCCATTAAAGAGAGGACTACGGTAGTCAACATCGTTCCCTTTAACTGTATGCCCAACAAGTGCCCGTAAACGCTGATTAGCTTCTTCAATAAAATAATCATCATACTGATAATTAACTAAATCGAATTGCTCATTTTGTTTAGTTTCATTTGTGTTCATCATGAAACTCCTTTTAGATTAAGA